GCTGGTGATCGGGGCCGGAATGACCGAGTGGAAGACATCCTTGTGGAACACAATGGAGACTTCGTACTGAGCCAACTCATAGGCCGGGTTGACAATCCACTCGATAACGTTATTACCGATATTGGCCTTAACATACGGAGGAATCTCCGTATAGGTTCCGCCGCTGTAGGAATACCGGGGCATGAAATCATCGATAAGATGATAAAAGCCCTTGTAAGTACGCTCAACACCGAGGGGGGCGAGCAGATCATTAGCCTTGGTGCTGTAGCGATAATCTTCACGGTCAGCCGCCAAATTGCGGATGAGGTCGAAAGAAGTTTCGCTGGAGCAGACGAGGCCGAACACGGGCGTGCCGTTCTCGCGACCAAGCGGATCATTGCCAGCACCGTCACGAATGAGGCGCATGCGGATCTTTTCAAGAATCGGCTGAACAAGTTTCGAGGTAGGCTCGGCAGCCGGGAAATTCGCGGTGCCAGAGGTCATCGAAGAGTTAGCCAGAATCTTGTTGTTGGACAGACGAAGATACTCGTCGCGATAGCGCGTCTGCCAAGCCCATGAGGTATTCTCCGTAAGGATACGGAAAATGTTGCTCAACTGGTCTTTACGGCGGAACGAGAAACGCAGATCGTTAACGCAGATCGGAGGAGACTCAATAGCAGTCTGCTTCAGATTGTAGCTAACGAGCTTGTTGTAGAACTTAACTTGAGTGGCCGAAGGCACACAAGTTCCACCGCTTCCGGTGTTGTCGTTGAAACCGACCGAGTTCCACGTTAGACGAGCGTCTGCACTTTCAGGCAGTGAGCGGGAATAGGTCAGGACCGAGATGTCGGTGCCCATTTCGTCGGGCCACGTATCTTGTTTGACCAACTTCAACCACGGTGACGTGTTCAAAGTTTTGTTGTAAATATCGGGGCCGATGCGTCCGCTTTCCGCAGCCAGCCACGAGTCGATGGTATATGCCATAATAAAAACCCTCCTTGGGTATCTAAGATTAGTGGATAGATTTTACAACACTTCACACGAAGTGATGTCTTCTCTATCCGATTTTATTTATTTCGATCTCACGTGAGCCAACGTGAGAAGATGTAATTTTAACTACATCCCCTTTTAGCTCTGACTGGTTTTAGAACGGATATTAGCTCCGAGCGAGCTTTGATAGTTTTAGTTCTATATCAACGAACAAGAGCAAATTAACAAAAGCTATAAAGTAGTCAATAAGAAAATTAACCCAATGCGAATCTTTTTTCTACCGCATCGAGGAAGCCGCCAATTTCTTGTTTCTGCGAAGAAGTGTCAACGTTGCCACTTACTTTTGGAGTAGCTTTTTTGTACTTACCCAGAGCTTTTTCAGTTTCGGCCAGCTTGTTAGAGATTTCGGTATACTTCTTAACTAGGTGGGGTAGAGCCACCCCAGCGTAGACAGCGTATGCACGTTCTTCCGGAGCAGTATCGAGAAGATCGCTTTCGGAGGCCGAAGAACGCAACTCTTTTACGATCTCCTCTCCGAGGGATTGGATAACTGGATTGTTCTCAAAGGTTTCCGACCACGTTGTATTGGCTACTTTAATTGATTCTTCACGGTACTTTTTCTCAGCTTCAGCTTCGTAAGCTTGCTGTTTCTCGGTCATTTCGGCCATGGCTTTAGCTGCGTTCTGTTTCAGAAAATCGCGTCGACGCGAGACTTCCGCCAAATCATCGGCCATGCGGTAGAGCCGGATACGATCCCGCTCACTGAAGTCAGCTGCCATTTCGGTCAGAGAATCTGAAGCATCGCCCGTACTTTCTTCGCGCAAGGCATCTACGAGTTTCCTTGGAGCTACCTCGTATTTCTCAGCCAAAGAAATAGCGGAGTCCAGAATAACTTGAGTTGGCCCCATAACCGCTTCTTTAAACTGAGGGGAAGCTTCGATCCTTGAAACTGCTATTTCACGTTCATACTCATCGAGCTTGGCTTTTAGGGTTTCAAGCTGTTTGGAAGACTCTTCAGAATTGCCCGATTGGGTTTCTTTGTCTGCCAACATTTTCTCCATCTCTGCAACCTTCGACTTATAAGATTTTAGCTCAGTTTTAAGCTCCTTAAATTTAGCTCCCGCAGACCCCGTCATGGTCTTGGTATCTTCACTTACAGCTTCCTCATCCGATTCTTCGGTATCGGATTTTTCCTCGACTTCTTCTGTCTTGGTTTCTGTTTGAGCCTCCTCTGAACTTTCGTCAGAAGCAGACTCTTCTTTCTTATCCCAAGGTGCGACTTCTTGACCCTTTTCAAAACTGTTAAATTTGTCATCCAGCCACGAAGCAAAATCTCCGGTTGGTACGTTGTCTACAGTCGATGATGGCGTTTCCGCTGTCAGGGACTGGGTTAAGTCTGCCCCGGAAGTGGGAGACGTGCTGGTTTCGGTTGCTGTATTAGCTGTATTTTCTGTACTCATAAATTATTGGACACTGCCCCAAGGTTCGGGGAGTTGTTTTCTAGGGTCTGGTGCGTCCTCAGTAAGTTTAGTAAGGGCGCGTTTAAAATCAAAGTAGCCGGAATTCCGGGCGTGTTGTAGGGCAGAAGAAACCATTGGGTCCCCGTTTTGGGGGGTGGTGTACCTAGGCAAATTACTTTGGGTAAGCAATTCCAAAGCCTCCCGCATGGGTGACGTTGAAAGAACTTTTCGTAGAGCCATACGAAGCTCTGGATCATTGTGCCATTCTTTAAGTGTCATACTACCAAGCTTTACAAGACCAATAAGCTGCCGAAAGCTTGCTGAGTTTCTTTGTATCACATCCGTGTCGCGCACGGAAAGACTTCCTACGTTCCGGAATATTTTTTTTGATAGTCATATTCGGGTCACCAAACATGACAGATTTTGTTTTACCACCTTCACTTGCCAAGACTTTAAATTTTTTACGGCCATATCCGGGTTCACCTTTTTGGATGCGGCGGGGCTTGTTAACTTGCATATTAAACGAGTGCTTGTTTTGAAATCTTGCTAGCAACTTCTGCGTCACGCAAGGCTAATTTTTGCTGAACTTCTGCCAAACGTAGGTTAAGTCGCATCTGATGAGTCTCTTGCATCATTTGCAATTTGGCCTGATGTTCCTGCAATTTTTGTTGGAGGGTGTCTGCGTATTTAGATTGTTGCTCGGCAGCGGCCATTTCTGCTCCGGGCGCACTTTGGGACTCTTGCTGTTCACGTAATTTTTGAACTTGTTTTACCCCGTTATTTACAATCTCACCAAACTGTTGCAGAGATTTCCGTAGGGCTGCACCCGCTTCAGGGATAGTTGAATCCCTAGAAACTTCTTCAACATGGGTAGTAACATGGCCGTATAGGTTAACAAGGAAGTCAATAACTTGTTCAATCGGGGCCTGACCTGCTTCGACAATTTGAACTGTTTGACCTAGGGCGGCAAGGTGAACTTTGGCATGTTCCAAATGGTTCTCATTCGGGAGGACTTGAATCTGATTTCCAGAGCGCATGTCCCCATTCTCAAGTTCAGCAATCTTAATATCAATAACGGGCCGCGCCTCCGCATCGGGGGCGGGGGTGTACCGATCTGCCAAATCGTAACCAAATCGTGCAGCAACGCGATCTCGTTGAGCGGCTTTGCGACCATATTCATCGAAACCGGGCATAAGTTCCATCAACTCGTTAGTTGCTAGGAGTCGCGCAGCCTCAGAACCTGCGCCAATTGCCCGAACCGGACGTACGGAATTAATGTCAACAGCTAGGATAGCCTCTACAGGAATACCTCGCAAAGCGCATCGATTGTAAAAATCTTGAACTTCGCGACCTCCCGGTTCGTCAGACATATACCCACCACGGACAAACCTGCGGACCATTTCCTTGAGTACTCGGCTCCAAGGTTCGTAGAACAGGTTTAGTGAAGCGACTGAAAGCCGTGCTTGGCTGGCAAGGTTAGACTGCACCTCCAACTTTGTTTTATCTCGGGTATCCGATACTGCAGATGAGGAGTCATACCCCGCAGTTTTACTTTGCATTTGCGCAGAAAGATCCTGCAAAAACGGCATGGCCGTCCTACTCACGTCAGGCATGGCGTTGGGGACAACGTTTATCATGTCTGGAGCTAGCACGGAGTAGGGGCCATAGTAAGTGAAGTTTAGATCTTCAAGTGCCTGTTCGTTCTGGGGTTGGAGCAGTAGCGTGGAACTCAGCATCGCCCCATCCGCCATCTGGCAGCGGAGGCGATTACTGAGTTGTACTTGGGGGAAAATTTTATACCCTAGTCCTCGAATTGAATGATAGTAGCCGTTGGTGCCAATGCCGTAGGGAAAGAAGACGAACGCGCTGTTGATATGCTCGTAAAGACTGCGTTTAACGCAAAGAAAGTCTTCCGACTCATTATTCTCCAAAGTCATGTAATAGGATACGGTGCCATCAAATTCTTTAACCCAAGCGTGGATAACTTTTACTTCTGAAGCGTTTGCAGTTCCTGTGAACAGATCGTTATTCTTCAACTCTACCTGCAATTTCTCCCACTCGGTAAACGTCCCTGTGGATCCGTTAGTGGCTTTGATTAAGGCTTTACGAACTTCCTCCACGTTCCATCCCATGTCAGAAGCAGCTTCGGCGTCTTCAATAAAACGATAAAGCTGATGCGCTTGGTAGGACCTAACGCATACGGCAACTTCAATCTCGTCTTCACAGGCAAGAGTCTTTCGGGGGATCAGGAAATCTCCAAACATTGAAACGCGCCAACGCCAGTCGATGCTGTCTTCCCAGTACGCAATACCCACTCCATGGGTGACAAAATACTGGCAGAGCAGAAGGTAGTTAAAGTTGAATTGCGGCCACGAACGAATAGCTCGGGTAAGCTCTTCAGCGATAACGTTTGAGTACTCCAAACGAGTTTTGGTGTCCCCGTAATCTGTTTTCAAAGACAGGAGATGCTCGACGGAGTGGATAATATCCACATAACCAGCCATCGCACTTTCTTGAATAGTAGAAGCTTCATCAAAGTTTACGTTGCAACGATAAGACTGTCCGCTAGCCATGAGATCTGCATCGCTATACGGAGGTACTCCGTCAAACATAGCTTGAATCTCGGCACGATTTTTTGAAGACTTGTCATCCGCATCCCGCAACTTACGGTAAATTTCGTGTAAAGATTTAGAATCTTTTACACGACTACGGGGCGCACCGCTTTCGGATACGTTTTGGAGAAGGGTGTCGTTCATTCAGAGTCAGGGTTCCAATTATTCTTAAATTTCTTTACTCGTCTATCTGTCGCAATTTTCTTTTTAGTGGTAGTTGACTTAACGGGTTTTACCACATCCCCACTAATGGGGGAAGAATTAGTTTTGACTTTATTACCATCTAGCTCAGACAAAAGCAACCTTGCCAAGGAAAGATCTTTGCAGCCGTGAACCACAACTGCTTCGGGGAGGATAGGTTTGTTTGTGTGTAAATCCGGGTGGGGCATGTCAAAATTATCGCAGACAATCTCCCCATCTTCCCTACGGTAATTGCAAGTTTTCCAGTTATGTTGGATCAAAGGAGTATCGGTCAACCCTGCCTTGATGACCTCCCACTGAATCCAAACATCGAACGCCTGACCTTCTTCAAAACGCCACAAACTACAAAGTTCAGTGAAATTCTTGGGGTAGATTCCCGTACCAGCCATGTGGTATCCTTTGGATACTAGTTTTTTATTCGGATCGGAGTAGTAGGTAGAGTGTTTGGCTCCCAAGAAAACGGCATGCGCTGCGACATACTCTTTTTGAAGAGCGTCTAACCAGCCTTTTTTAAGGGGTGTGTTGTCGAGTTCGAACCAATACCAAGGTTGGTCAATAATTCCGTTTGTGTACAAATAAGAAACCGTGTTGCGAAAGTATGCGTTAGGTCCTAGCGGCCAACCTTTCGCCAAACACTGAAAAACGTAAGTGGAAGTATCCCTAAATTGACTTTTTAATTTTGCGTGGAGTTCGTTAACCAAAGGTCCGCAATCTGTAGAACCCACGACAAGTAAATCGTGATTGGCGCAACTTCCTAATTTGTTGATTAGTTCCGAAATTGGGTCGACCATCTGTTCGTCAGCCTCGCTGACAGGAATGATTACAAGCATGTGATTTTTGGGTTCGGTAAGTCCCTACAGCGATGGTTTATTCGCCAAATTAACTTCCGTAAGCAAGTGTTTTACTAGCTTTTTTGATCAGGTCAACTTTTTTAAACCACTTTTTATAGCCTATATTCTGTTGATACGGATCATCGGCAATTTTGTCGACTGCAGTTAAATTGTGCCTCGTTCGACACAGTTCGACCAAGATAAAAGCGGCATCTGAAATGTCTGGCGATTTGCCAATTCGGGACTTCATATCCGATTTAGTTTCGACTCGTATCCGCATGCTCAAACCTTTTTCCGTGGTGTATTGACGCTCGGTCATTTCTCGAACTAGCTCCCGGCACACTCCGAATAGCTGTTTATTCCGTATTAGCTCCTTACCCGTCCACCATAACTCCGATACTCTGTTTGCATACCTTTCATGGCCCGGTACCCTGTCCGTCAGGGAGACGGGTTTTTCACTAGCCCTACCCCCAAACTGCACTCGGAGCACTTTACGGGACCAGAGTGCATCTACCACGTCACCGAAGGGGGCACCGCCTCCACTGGCATCGTAAGCGGCATTCTGGGGAGTTACGCCCCAAGCTTCGCACTTATCTTTAAATTGTCGGGCAATTTGAAAAGCTCTTGGCTCCTCTTTATTGGTAACGTCCTCCCGAAGCTCTTCGTAGTGGTCTAGACACATTACTCTTCGTCCAGTGGTATCAATCCCGACAAACCCAAAATACAGAATGCTGCGGTCGCCATTAGCACTAAAAGAAGGGTCAAGAGCGGCTACTTTAGTTGGCTTGTCGATCCATTCGACCCGCTTGTCGGCTCCGTATTTGATGATGTCGGATTCGCTATAGATAGAAGTGTCCGAACCTGTCGGACACCAAAACCCTCGGTACATCCTCCAGTAGCCGGGACTGGTTTCTCCCAGTTTACTTGCACTTTCTGCAAGGTTTTGTGGAGTAATCATCCAAGGATATATCACGTGTCCTGCAATAATATTGGGCGACTTGTGCGCATCAAAGTGTAGGCAGTGGCCACGCTCCGTCTCCCACTCTTCATCTTCCACGGTAATCGAGCCCCACCCACCTATGGGAGTAGCGAACTGACCGAAGGGGTCGTAATAACTGGCGGGGTTGCCGATGCCGATGAGTTGGAAAAACGGGTTATTGGACAGGTTGGTGTATGCGGCTTCGAGAATTGACTCGCCTAGTTCGGGCAACTCGTCTGCGATAAAAATCACCCTCTGCTGTTTAATACCTACCAATTTACCTACGGCTTCGCGTTCTTTTTTACGTTCGGCAGCTACGAGGGCGATGCCGCAACGATCGCCATACTTGGTGTCGGTGCCGTCATCCATGCGGATCATGCCTACGGAGTCGACTAGCTTCCCCGGCAGCCCCGGAACCGCTCGCCATAGGTCGGTGATTGCGCCCCAAATACGTTTCCGCGACTCTTTTAAACTTGTTGAAGTAACGATAACCAGCGTAGCCCAAGGTTTCATGAGGAAATTCACGATAGCCCACAATGCGTACGCTTGGGATTTGCCGCTACTGGCGCAACCAGCTACCGCCAAGTACTTGTGCTCAAAAGCGGCCTCAATCATACGCTCCAGCCAAGGCGTCCACTCGATCGGCATCTTGGAATCGGGATGGTTCCAGAGTAAATCCACTACTTGTTTAAAGTGAAAAAGTTTCCCCGGTGACTGGGGAGGAGGGTCGTTTAGGCAACTCAGTTCCAAGGTCACCAAAGTAATATCGGCGGGGAATTCCCGTCCGTAAACCATCACCGTTTTACTTTTTGCAGCCATCGTTAAAAAAGTTTTTGACAAGATTGGCCGGAGAAGTCAAGGTAGCCACACACAACTTTAAACACATGAAGCAGACTCAAACACTGAACTGGCCGCGTGTCCACAAATCGCGCTACGGCAAAATCACTATCTACCGTCAAGTTAAAGACGGTGGTAACATGTTCACCATCTCGTGGTACGTAGGGGACAAACGGGTTCGGGAGACTACCACGGATCAACTCGATGCGGAAGCGCGAGCGAGGGAAATTATGACACTGTTCCGAGAGGGCAACCCGCCAAGGGAACCTCGTAAACGCGAAGCTGTGTCCAAAAAAAGTTGGGATCATGTTGTAGGGGACGTGCCGATAGAGGAGGTAGTCAAGTACTACGCTCAAACCCACAATTTGCTGCCGTCAATTACGGTTCAGAAAGTATGTCAGGGGTACTTAGCGGTCAAGGTCAATTCTGGCATAGGGTCAAGATACCGACAAACTTTGCAACAACATTTGAATAAATTTTCAACTAAATACGGAGATACCAACATTAGCGCAGTAACCTCTGCGGAGCTAAACGACTATCTGTTGAACATGGTCGATTTGAGAACAAGGTTTAATCATCGAGCAAGTCTTCGTGGATTGTTCAAATGGGCTAAGAATCAGAACTACATCCATAAATCCTGCGTTGAAGAAACGGAACTGCCGAAATTTAAGAACAAAAGTCCTGACCTGTTTACTGCGGATGAACTGGCTAAGTTGGTAGCCGTAGCCGATGAACGATCCCTGCCCATGCTTATTGCGGGGGCGTATGCGGGTGTCCGGATGTCAGAGATTGAACGGCTAAAATGGAGTGACATTAACTGGGAGGAACGAGCTTTTATCCTTGGGCCGGAATTGACGAAGACCAACCGTGGTAGGGTGGCTTACTTTCCCAAATGTGTGGAAGAAACCCTACGGAAACTCGCAGTTACGGCCAGACTGAGGGACTGCACTAAATTCTTGCAAGACACCTGTTCAGATCACATTTCAAAGCTGGTGAAAGATAGCAGGGTAGTGTGGAGAAAAAATGGATTGCGTAAAACTTTCATTTCATGTCAAATCTCCCTGACACGGAACGCAGCAGAAGTAGCGGAACAGTGTGGAAATTCACCTACAGTTATTCAACAAAACTACAAAGGTCTCGTAACTAAAGTCGAAGCCGAAACATGGTTCAACGTACTTGCATCAACTTAAAACAAAATGGCTAATGGAACCCTCTCCTTTCAACTCCCCGAAGAACGACCGGAATTTGATCTGGCATGTAAAGCAAGGGATCTTCTTGTTGTTCTTGATACCTTTGATAGCCATCTTCGTTCTCATCTTCGCCATTCTACTGATCCCGATTGGGATACAGCTACTGTGGAAAAGCTTTACGAGCTTCTTAACCAGATGAAAACCGAATACTGCCTCCATATCGACTAAACCGATGATTATCATAGCAATTGATCCGGGAAAATCTGGAGCCTTCGTAGCAGGGCAAACTCTCGACGATCCGCACTGTTTTAACATGCCGGATACGCTTGGCGACATGGTCGAGCTTTTCCGAAAACTTGTTAAAGTCGCAGATTGTGTGGTTTATCTCGAAAAAGTGGGTGGCTATATCGGAGGGAGAGGTGCTCCGGGATCCGCTATGTTTAACTTCGGTCAAAATTACGGACATCTTGAGGCTATACCCCATGCAATGGGTGTTGAAATAAGACACGTTACACCACAAAAATGGCAGAAAGCGTTGGGGCTCGGTACATCTAACGGACGTTCTAAAACAGAGTGGAAAAATCACTTGAAAGCAAAAGCTCAAATGCTTTATCCGAACAAAAAAGTAACATTGGCTAGTGCAGATGCCTTGTTAATTTACCACGCAGCTAAGCGTGGACTTATCTAAATTTTACATATGGGAGAACAGGCGGACATTATTAAAAGGTTTAAGGGAGCCTTGCGCAATGTTGACAGCTTGCCCTGTGTAGCGACCTCCCATACCTTGGGGGACCCGTTAAAGGTCTTGGTGTGAGGGGTCGCATTTTTTACTATGGCTATTAACGACCTAAGTCAGGCAGGAAAAGGCGACTCTCCCCGTCCAGTAAACGGGGACGAGTATCGCAAAAACTACGATTCTATCTTCCGTAAGAAGTATCCGGATTGGATTTGCAATTCTTGTGGGAAGCTCCACGGGAAGAGACCCGAGGGCAATCCCTACGGAGCTACCTACCATATCGATGAGTGTGGCATTTGCGGTGAGGTATGCGAAGTCACAGAATGTCGTGACTTTGGCCATCTCAAAGAAGGTTGGAACCGCTGAAAACTCTCTACCCAGTCCAAGCAACGCATGTGCAAAAAATCTGCACGGCTTTACTGCGTAACAACGCCGCGCTTGACTCCAGCGACACGGGCACGGGTAAGACTGTATGCGCTGTAGAGGCTACCAAGACTCTTGGTAAGAAAGCCTTCGTTATTTGCCCGAAGATCGTGATTCCTTCGTGGGAAAAAACTTTGGCTGAACAAGGTGCTTCAGTGATCGGTATCGTTAACTACGAAAAACTGCGCACGGGTCGCACACGATTTGGCCATTGGGCAGCAAAGAACTTCACGTTCACAATACCGGACGATGCACTAATCATCTGGGACGAGGTTCATCGTTGCCAAGGACTCTGGAGTAAAAACGCCAAAATGCTGATCTCGGCAAAGAAGTGGACGAACCTCATGCTCTCGGCATCGGCTTGCGAAGATCCAACCGAGATGAGGGCCAGCGGGTTTGTGCTAGGGCTGCACAGCCTTTCAAACTTTTTTAACTGGGCCAAAGCTCGGGGCTGCTACGTAAATCCGTGGGGTGCGCTGGAGTTCAAGCAAAACGAGCGGTGGGCACTGGACAGCATTAACCAAGAACTTTACCCAGCGCGGGGCGATCGTATGACGCGAGCCGACCTCAAAGATTTTTTCAAAAACACACGCATTATCACCGACCCGTTGGACTTTGGGGACAAGGGTCAGATTCAAAAAATTTATGACGAAATGGACCAAGAACTCTCAGCCCTCGAACAAAAAGCCAAGGGAGACAGCAAAAACAAAGCCGCACAAAAACTTGTTGCTCAACTCCGAGCTAGACAAGGAATCGAACTTGCAAAAGTACCAGCAACGGTTGAAATCATCGAAGACGAAATCCAAGGGGGCAATTCGGTGGCCGTCTTCCTCAACTTTGATGCTACGCTTGAAGCGATTGGGCAACGGCTCAAAGTCCCCTACGAAGTCATCAAAGGCGGTCAAAAAGCGGAAGCCAGAGAAAAAGCGGTGGGTAACTTTTGCGCAGACAGAACACACGTTATCCTATGCAACATCGCCGCTGGAGGACTGGGAGTTTCGCTCCACGATGTCAATGGGGTTCGTCCCCGCACGGCCCTTATTTCACCAACGTACAACGCCAAAGACATGCTCCAAACCATCGGACGAGTTGATCGAGCAGGAGCCCAAAGCGACAGCGTCCAACGGATCCTCTTCGCGGCGGGTACGGTCGAAGAGAAAGTTGAAACGAGCGTTCGAGCTAAATTAAAAAATATTTCGGATCTGCACGAAAAAGATTTGACCGAACCGGAAACACCAAGTATCAATGTCCCACACATGAATGAGAAACCGACACAAACGGTAGAGAAACTTCACGCCGAGCACGGGCCTTCGAGCCTCAAATACAAGGAGATTTGTCCTAGCTGGCGCAACCGCGAAGGCAAGAACTGGGCCTCCGAAAAGGGTGATCGCATTCACGAAGCGATGGAGTTCGATGACCCGTCCAAATGCGCCAACGACGAAGAACGATCCATCTACGAGTTGCTCCAAGGTTACGTAGCCCAAATTTGCAAGGGCAGGCAGGTGACGAAAGATTTTCGCGAGGTCAAGGTCCAAATCGATCTGGGGGCGGGTCGTAATACTTTCGGCACCTGTGATCGGTTTATCACGTACGCCAATGGCGTGGCGGACGCGATCGATTACAAGACCGGATTCGGCGCAATCGATGACGCCGAGATCAATATCCAAGGTCAGGCTTACGTGCTGGGACTGTTCCAAAAATTTACTGATATTCAAGAAATCACCATGTATTTTCTCGTGCCAGCGCGGGACGAGGTATCAATGCACACGTACAAAAGAAGTGATATGGGTGGTATCAAACTACGTGTGTCAACAGTCATCGAACGTGCCCAACTGGGTGAGGTGTTTAATCCGCAAGCTGGAGTTTGCGATTATTGTGGCAATCAGGCACGATGCACCGCGCTGGCCGAGAAAGCTCTTCTCATTGCGAAACGATACGACACGGAAGGTCTGGTGATTCCGGACTCGGTTCGTGGTTCCGAACAAGACGATCCTGAAAAAGTTTCCGATCTACTAACCTTAGTCCCCATCATTGAATCGTGGGCGACCGGAGTCCGTAAACGGGCTACTGAAATGGCCGTGGATCAAGGTTTAGAGCTTCCGGGGTTCAAGGTCATCGAGATGACCAAGCCAAGAACAATTACAAGTGCGCTAGGTGCGTACGAGGCCGTTAAGGATAGCGTAGATTTGCGTGACTTCCTTTCTGCCGTCGACAAGGTCTCCGTGACCAAGTTGGAAGACATTTTTGCCCAGAAAGCCGCTCGCGGCACAAAGGCGAAAACTCGCGCTGCCCTCGAAGGGAAGTTGCGGGATTTAGGAGTCCTTCAAGATGAAGGGGTTTCCTATCAACTAAGAAAAAATAAAAACCAATAAACCATTAGAAACCAAGTAAACCATATGTCTACTGTATCGTTCAAAAATGCGGCTCCTGTTATCAGTGAGCCAGAAATCATCGAAGCTCAGATCGTCTCGGTTAACTCCGAATCAAAAGCGGTCGCGACAACTTCGACTAACAAAGTGATAAGCGGCGGTGCCCGAGGCATCGAAGGCGAGATCACAACAAAGGACATTGTCCTTCCTCGCATCAACCTAGTCCAAAAGACTGGGCCGCTCGTGGACTCGGGGATGGTCCCCGGCTCCTTTGTGTTCGACAAAGAAGTCAATCTTACCAACGGCAAAGATCCGCTGAAAGTCACGGTCTTGCGCCTTGTTAAGCAGTACAAACAGAAGTTGGAGTACGGTGATCCGTCTACCCCACTGGTGTTTACTACTCAACAAGAAGTTATAGATAACGGTGGTTCACTCCGCTATGGAGAGCCTAACTACTTCCAAGAGATTGCACATCTGTTCTTGGCGATTGCCAAACCGGACAGCATCTCTGAGCAGCACGCTAGCCATTTCTATCGCGAACACGGTGGCAAACAATACACAAATGCTGTGTATACCGTTGCTTCCACTGCGTTCACCTCAGTCGGCAAGAAAGTCATCAAAGCAGGCTACAGTCAGCTTCGCGATGGCCTCTGGCTTGGCGAGTGGGAATTGACAAGCCAACTCCAGAAAAATACCAAGGGATCTTGGTTTATTCCGGAGGTGACATTCCGTGGAATGCATGATAAGGATGCTACTGCGTTCTTTGATTCCATGGCGAATGCCTAGTAATTAACAGTTCGGGTACGGCGAATGCTGTGCGGGGAGATCCCGCACGACAGGGTTATCGTAGGCGTTAAAACGCCCCTCATGTGTTCCCTAGTGTGAAACAAAGTTGTACCCGAACCTTTACTATTACAAAATGGAAACCGCTGCCGTAGACTTCGAAACCTTCTACAACGAAGAAGTAGGGGTCGAAACACTGGGGGTTTGGCACTACTGTCGCCATCCTGAATTCGAAGCTTATTTGGTAACTATTGCCACTACAACGGGGCTTAAGTACTGTGGCCACCCCGAAAATTTCGATTGGTCATCTATATCGGGGGCTAACTGGCGTTGGGTCAGCCACAACAGGTCTTTTGACCAGCCTGTGTACGAGAGTCTGGTTGAATTCGATAAAGTCCCCCATCACTTTCCTGCAGTATGGGACTGCACCGCCGATCTGTCGGCGTTCCTCGGGGCTCCGAGAAATCTTAAGAACGCCTCTGCAACTCTACTTGGCGCAGATGTGTCGAAAGACACGCGAAACAAGATGAAGGGACAGCGTTGGGCTAATATGAACCCCGAGTTCCAGAAAGAAGTCGAGGAATACGCCATCAAAGACGCCGAACTCTGTTTACAGATATGGGAGAAATACGGCGATCGTTGGCCCGAACACGAACGGTGGCTCTCTAGGGAGACCACGAGAATGTGTCTGCAGGGTGTGCCGCTCAACAGTGTCACAATATCTGATCGCATAGAACATCTTAAAGTTTTGCTTTGGGAGGCTAGGGTCAAACTTCCGTGGGTTGAGGACGATCGCCCAACTCTCTCGGCCCTAGCATTGGCTGAAGAGTGCCGCAAAGTGGGGATCTCCCCGCCCCCTTCGTTGGCGGAGGACAGTCCGGAGTGCGAAGCATGGGAAGCCCAGTATGGTCAGACATACCCGTGGGTATCCGCTATGCGTCAGTACCGTAAATGCAACATTCTCCTTAAGAAGCTGGAGACGATGCGCAAGCGTCTGCGACCGGATGGTTGGATGGCGTACGGCCTCAAATATTTTGGTGCTACTACGGGTAGGGACAGCGGAGACGCTGGATTGAACATGCAGAACCTCCAGCGAGCCGAGAGCTACGGGGTCAATGTTCGAGGGCTTATCGAGGCCCCAGAAGGGTACTCCTTTGTTATTTCAGATCTGTCTCAGATTGAACCGCGCTGCCTCTCATGGCTGGCGGGGGACATGGATATGCTCAACTTCATTGCCAAGAGTTCCGACCTGTACGAAGCGCAAGCCCGTGCGTGGGGCTTCTGGGACAAACCCGAATCTTTGCGGGAAGACAAGACCGGAGTGCGGCACTTGGTGAAACAACTCAACTTGGGCCTAGGCTACGGGATGGGTATAAAACGTTTCTGCGAAGTAACCGGACTCGAAACGCATAGAGCGGGAGAACTGGTCGCGCTCTACCGCAGAAAAAATCCAAAAGTTCTCGCTCTTTGGAAACTGCTGGAAAACAATCTTCGCATGTCGGTAACACGGAATGACGAGACTTACGAAATCGAACTGCCCAGTGGGCGCAGACTCTCGTATAGAAATCCGAACAACAATGAGAGTCACCTCAGTGCTGAAATCGTTCGTGGCGGTAAATACGTACGGATGAAGTGGTGGGGAGGGTCCCTAACCGAGAATATCACGCAGGGTATGGCAAGAGACTGTTTCATGACTGCCGTGAAACGCATACGGGAAGCCAACATTCCCGTCATCATGCGAGTCCACGACGAAGTGGTCTGCTGCGTCAAAGACAGCGAGGCTGATGTCGCCAAGAAAACTATTGAAGCAATCATGCAAAGACCGCCCGAGTGGGCTAGTAATTTGCCTCTGGCTTGCGAAACCAAGATAACCAAGAAATACGAAAAATAATATGTTAAACACTGAATTCGCCACCTACAAACCCGAAGATTTCGGACTTGAATCTAGACCCAAAACTGAAGCTGAACGCTACGCTATTATGCGGAATACAGCCCACGACTTGGGTATCGAAACCAAGCTGGGGCGGGAGTGCTTCCACGCATTGTGCGAAGCGGCCATCCTACTTGATCGCAAGAACCGGGACTATGGTCCGGGGAATATTAGCGCGTTTGGAGAGAAGGGCGTCATTGTCCGACTCAACGATAAGATCGAACGACTCAAGACACTGGTCTGGAACGACAAGTCTCCTGAACACGAAAAGGTCTCCGACACTTGGCTCGATGTAACGAACTACGGAATCATCGGGCTCATGTGCCACAGGGGTCTTTGGAAATAACTCATCATGTCAAACACACAAATGACACAGGAATCGCTGGACGTTCTAGAAAAACTTAGTGGTTGGACAGAGGGTCGCAAGTACGAAGAGAACCATTGGCCTAGTATAGTAGTGCTGGCAACTGGCGAGGATGGAGTAATGTGGATGCACCGGGATGATGGTGAAAAGATAAAGCGGCTAGAACATATGGACATCGATGGAAAAGTCTTCGTGAGAGATCCACAATGAAAACATTCTACGCAAAGAACCTAGCCTCGTCGGACGTGCAGGAAATGCCATGCGACCCATGGCTGGCAACTTCATCCGGATACCCCGCCAACGTAGCCACTAAAGATGACTACGAAAAATGGGTACGGGACAAAGCTGTCGACCACTGCTTCTACACAGCGGCGGAAGGCGTCAATCCGCACAAGCGCATTTCGCTGGAGAATCCCGCGAAGTGGCTGCACGGACTGGTTGCGGACTACGATGCAAAGCTCGATCCTAACTTCAACCTGCAGGACATACTTTCGCGTTGCGATGCGGACGCGATGCCTGCTGCGGTAAGCCGTACTTTCAGCGGCAACGCCCGTGTAGTCTGGCAGTTCGACTCTCCCGTGCTGGTGGACTGTCCGGAGATGACGAAGCACCTGATGAAGGAGATTGCCAAGAAGTTCAAGCTGGGCAACGTCCTTCCGGGAATCGACGAATGCACCTTCAGACTAAACCAGCTATTTGAAATCGGCCACGGCTGGGTACCCGTAAGCGGTACTCCCGGAGTAGCCGATACCGTGACGGGGGACTTGATCGTCAAGGCCAGCGGCAAGGTGGACTGGAACAAAGTCGCAGGAAGCGATCTCGAAATCCCCATTGATAAGATCGCAGCCGAAGTCGAAGCTCGCTGGCCCGGAGCATGGCCGGGAGACTTCACCGTGGGTTCCCGTGGCCCGACCTTCTGGCTTAACGATGGGATCACCCGCATCGGGTGTCAGGTAGCCGAGGCAGGGATTATCTGCTACACGGATCGTGCTGGTAAGTCGTTTATGACTTGGGGCGATCTGCTGGGCAAACAATTCGTCGATCAGTACCGCCAAGAGGTGATCGGCAAAGCCGTCATGGAGTATTACTATGATGGCAAGGCGTACTGGTTCAAGAACGGAGCCAATCGCTGGTACGATGCGAAAGTGGAGAACGTGGCTCGAAGTCTCAGGGTTCATGGGATCAAGACTGAGTCCAAGAAGGGTGCATCTCAAATGGACCGAGTACTCCACGCAATCGAGACCCAGAGACGGGTAGATGCGGCGGCTCCGATCCTGTTCGACAAGCGGGAGATAGTCGATGTCGGCAACACCAGAATACTTAACATCAACTACCGCACTGCGATTGCTCCTGCTGATACGGGAGATGAGTCTACTTGGCCGTGGCTCAGAGAGTGGGTCTGGTCCTGCTTTGGCGAGGAACAGCTTCCCTACTGGCTGGCCTACTGGAAACGCAAGTACAAAGCAGCCTTGGAGTTCGAACCTGTGCAAAGTCAGTTGATTGTACTGGCTGGCGGTGCGGGTCAGGGCAAAACCCTGTTCAACCGCAAGGTCATGGGCGATAGTCTGGGCGGCTGGGCGGACGCTGCCCCTTATTTACAGGGTAAAACCAGCTTCAACAAGACAGTGGCCGAACATCCGCATTGGGTGGTCGATGACCCTCAATCGGCTATTGATCCGGACAAACACCGTCAGTTCTCAGAATCTTTGAAAGCCCACGTAGCCAACCCCACGGTTATCTACCATCCAAAGTTCAAGGATGCCACAGAACTGCCGTGGACGGGGTGTATGTGCCTGACACTCAACACTGACGCACACTCCCTGTCGGTCCTACCCACTCTGGATAACAACATTCTTGATAAGATAATGCTTTTCCAGTTCGAAGACTACCAGCACAAGTTCTCCTCCAACAAAGAGAACGAGGAGATTATTAAGAAAGAACTGCCACACTTCTTGCGGTGGTTGCTCGACTATTCACCGCCCATCCACGTCGAGTGGTCCGAGAATCCAAGGTTCGGGATACGGCCCTACCACCATCCCAAGATGATGGAGTCGGCCAATGAGGACTCCGCTGCTACCAAACTAGAGGAGATCCTCGATCGGTGGGCCAGTGGGGTGCGCCGTGACGAGAAGACCAAGAAAGAATGGAAGGGTACGGCAACGGACCTGTTCTCCAGCATCATGGGTATGGATGAAGGTATGCTCAAGCCGCTGCTGTCGCGGTACACTCCAGTGAGACTTGGCCGCGAACTGCGCATGTTGGCAAACAGATCTTCAAGTAGGGTCTTGCGTCATGTCTCACATCATGGTAAAACTTGGTACGTAATTTCAGTTGAGGAAACTTTTACCAAGAAAAAATAATTATGGGCGACCAATATAAAACAGTATTTGAAAAAGTTAAGACATTCCCCGGTCCAACAGCTAGGGGCCGTGTTCTCCAAGCGCGTGCTGAAGCTTACGATAAAGTTAAACCTCGCAGTAAAGGGAGTGCAGGTCGCGACTCAGCTGGAGTTCAAAGAGATAACGAATATTATTTCGGGGGTAGGGATGGAGTGGCTGCCTACCAAAAACTATTCCAATCACAATCAGACAGTACCCTAAAGAAAGCAAAGGACTCGATGTCCAAGAAAAAATAATTAATATGATCCCTATCAATCGCACTAACACCGGATACACTCCTCCGCGCCCTAACGTAACTGCAAGTACCCTCGCACCGCTTAGCGGAGCTAGGGGGAACATGGGTCAACTTCAAAGTAGTCTCGCGTACCAACAAGCAGGTATGGAGGGTAAGAGACAGATGGAGCAGAACGTCGATATGGGCCGACCTGTCGGGGTTCGGGACGTGGCTCGCTACGAGCAAGACCTCGAACAGCAGAAAATGAGGGAAGCCGCCGCCCTGCGAGTCGGTCAAGGCATGCCCCAGTTGGCGCAGGCCAAGAAAAACTTCGAGACAAACGTATTCTAAAAATATGGACAAACTCAAACAAGCCAAAGATTTTTTCGATAAAGTCAAACCACGCAGCGCGGGTAGCGCAGGGCGTGAGTCTGCCGAGAAACAAAGGAAGCGGGATCGCATTTTGCGCGACCTCGGTGCTGGTCCCACGATTTCGGTGGAGAGGATTCCGAATGCCAAAATGATCATGCCGTCCACGGAAAGCATGATGCGGGAGGGCGAGATGGATCTGGTCAACTACCCCCGCAATACTCGCGGCGTGAAGAAATAGCTGGCGCGGCCCCTCGACGGGACCCCAGTTTACTAAATAACCACCTACACACAACCCCTCCCCGGCGGCTAAAATTGAGTTTGAGTTATCAGTACTATTTGTACCCAAGAATTTGGAGCCCGGAGGGCGGTTGGGTAGGGATGGGTAGGGGTGGAAAAATCTGTAGCATGTACCTTGGAACCAAGGAGTTACGAGAAAGTGGGTAGGGGTGGGTAGGGGTGAGGGTAGGGGTGAAAAATTATTTATAAGTTCCTGGGTTCCAAGGACTTAACCCCGATTGGGTAGGGGATGTAGGGCTTTTTTTGGAAACCGTGCGGCTCCGCGCCGTATTTTCCCGCCCGCTGGGGGTTTCCCGGTTCCTTATATTATAATTTATCTTCAATCAATTTAAAAAAGCCCTACATCCCCTACCCAACCCCAGTTAAGTACCTTGAAAATCAAGCACTTAAGGTGGGTAGGGGTGGAATTTTTCGCGATTTCCTCCCCTACCCTTTCTCTGTAGGTGGGTAGGGGTGACTTTTTCCTCCCCTACCCAATATGATATTCTGATTCTTGGATCCTTTGTTCGGGGTATTAGTATCGTTAAACGGTACTTTTGAGTACTGAATCGTAAATAGTCCAAGCCAAATTTGAACTATTGGTCATTCTGTATGCTTTTGACATGTCTCCCTGACTCCCACATGCGCTTTGTTTGGTTCCCTGTACGCTAGGGTACAGTAGTGTCTCAGGAACGTTACACTGGGGTGGTATTGAAAAGTGCGTAGTTTTTGTGACAGGGTCGAAGTCTCCGGTGTACTCCCGCCCCCTGATCCCCCTACTTTTGATTCTTTGGCCCCTAGGAGGCGTTTTCATGGGTTCAGGGGGTCCAAGGTCGGGAAACCAAAAAATTTTTTCTTAGAGGGTGTATATATTGAAGCTCTGTTCTGTATAGCGGGTGATAGGGGTACCCGCGTGGTGGTTGCGTGGATTACAGACGTGCGTAGACGCTGTAGCTACGGCGTTGGATTCCGAGCGGCCCTCGGCGTTTTTTTCCGCCTGTTTGCTGTCCATCGGTATGCATGATGCAGCGACAAGCTGTCCGCTCAAGCGGTTGGTTCTTTATACAGTATCTGCGGCGAGGCCGAGTGGCCTCAATGTGATCGCCGAGACAAGGACGATTCACTCCCACGCCGGAAAGTGGGAAACGGTAGCGATGGGATTTCCCTCCGCCTCGACCCGTAGACGAAATGACGTGCAGGGCGCGATTAGCAACGCATCAAAACCTACTGAGACACGTCAACGTCCACGCGCACGGACAGCGCAAAGCAAACAACTCTGCTTCAAGAGTCAACCCAACCCTCAACCCTCGGACATTCTGCGGTATGCGGATGTTCTTAAGTTCCTGACCGATAACTCTACAATTCACCTTGTGTAATGCGGCCAGCGAATCAGAGGCTCACCCAGTCCGGTTTATTCTCGGGCTGGGTGTAATCTGCAGGAATCGAAACCATCATCGCTTCGCGGTGCATGACCCTTCGGCCTCCTGCAGATAAACACCCAGTTAGAAATAAAAAGATGAATAATCAAGTTACAACATTCAACGCCAACCGCAACGCTCTGGTCATCCCTTCGGAGATCAGCCAGATCATCAACGCCAAGGCCAAGGACGGCAAGACGTTCGA